TTGTTGAGTAACCTGTTAAAGAGTTATTAGGAAAAACCCTATTTATTCTTTCTGGTTCTAATAATAAATGTGGGTCTTGTGGGTTTGTAGGGTCATAGTTAAGTCTCGCTTGGTCTGCTGCTACACTTTCTATAAGACCGTCTTTATTTACTCTTGTAGCATCTGCATCGCTATCTATTGTAAAGTCTCCATTCCCATTACTAGGCACAACAGAATACAGCTTATCATCTGCTGCCTTATATCCGCTTGGTATTTGTACTAAACTTGCTTTTTGATATATGTCAGATAGTGCCATTACTCAACAGTTTCTTCTTCAGGATTAACTCCATTTTCTAACAACACCTCAAGCCATTCCGCTTCATCAGTATAGTAATCGACTTCATTCCAAGTAGTACCTAAACATTGCTGTGGTGTAATACTACCATATGACTTTATTTCAGTTCTTTCGTCATTCCAACAAATAAACCACGTTTCAACATCAGGGTAACATAAATCTGTTTGTTCTATCATATCTTAATTTTTTAGGCTGCACCGCCATCAGTTATTGTCCAACCATAAGTATTTATCAATGTGTTTCTTGCGGCTTCAGCTGCACCACCTGCTGTATATTGAGAGTTACCAAAATCACAAGTTAATCCGCTTCGTACAGTTTGCGCTGCCCACCCTATAAGTGTTGCGTCATAATTAGCGGTTGAAAGCGTAGCATTTGATAAAAATTCTATTAAATTATTCACTTGTGTCATATTCCAATTAGCTAAACTTTGGTCAAAACTTATTGCATTTCTAAACATTCTTTGCATATTAACATTCCCTCCATTTTTTATAGTCCAACTACCTATCGGTTGATTAAAGTCATCTGCACCTAGAAACATTTCTTTAAAATCCCCTACGTTACTAACGTCCCAATTACTTATATCTTGGTTAAATCTTTCAGCATCGTCAAACATATCTTGAAAAGAAGTTGCGCTACTTACATCCCAGTTTGTTATGTCCCCATTAAACTCCCTTGCCCTAAAAAAACACCCACCAAAATTTGTTACGCTACTTACGTCCCAATTATTTAAGTTTCCATTAAAATCAAAAGCAGAATTAAAAGCATTTTGTAAAGTAGTAATATTTTTTGGTTTATCAGTTGCGGTTGCTACTAAATTACGACACCCTCTAAAAACTGCCGATGTATTCATCTCTAAAATAGCCCAATTTTTTATATCAAGAATTTTATTCATATCGTCGATATTGTTAAATCTAAATCCTTGAAGTGTACCTGTGATTTGTATTTCATAAGTACCTATGCTTGGATAGGTGTGTGTTTTTTCTGTTTGGTCAAAAGCAGTAATTGTATCACTTGTTCCATCTCCCCAATTAACTACAATATCTACTGTGCCATTATCTGTAAGAGGCAAAGTGAATTGGTCGTCATTGGATGTACCTGTCTTATCAGTTTGTACTGTGAATATAAATGTCGGTATCTGTTCAGCAAGGTCGTAATATATACCACCCCAACCGCCACTAACAGGATTTCCCCACCAAGTCGTTTCGTAAATTTTTCCGTAAGACATCTTTATCTTTATTTAAGTAACATTTTAGTTTTAATTCGTTGTCCTTCTTTGGTTTGTATTTACTTACAGCATCCATCCGTTAAATAAAGCGTTTTTATCAGGATATATTTCCTCGTTATTATTACTGTAATACTCTGGGAACTTACTTGGCGCATTGAAACTTAAATAGTCAATTAGCCTTTGAGTGTAGTATTCCGCATAATCCCTCTCTTTTGATATAAGAGAATCAATCTCTTGTTTGTCAGCTAAACTACTGTTTTCAGAGTTGTGCTTGTAAACGCCACCATTTGCAATAGTATAAGCTGCAAACGGAAGATACTCAACCATAGCATAGTGAATAAGCATAGGTTGAATGTAGTCGTTTACTAGCGCCAAATAATCGCCTTCAAGCGAACTAGCAATTATATCGGCACTAATCTTGTCATACAAGTCGCTACCTAAATAGTTCTGAATATGAATTTCTTGTGCAATCTTAACGAACTGAATGAATTTATCAGTATCAATCGAACCGCTTAACGCAGTATTCTTAATTAGGTCGCTTCTTTTTATAAATATTGCTGTTGCCATTATTCTACATCTTCAATTTGTTCCTCTACCTTTTCTTTAACTTCTTCCTCTATATCCTTTTTAACGCCTGTTTCCTTCTCTATCTCGGCTTCGCTGATAGCATTAGTCAAGTCAGTAAATTCAAGCGGTTGTAGGGTCTTAAAATAGATGTCTAATTCAATTCCGTTGTACTCAAGTATCTTTTCTAGCTCATCAAGAATAGTAACTTGCATTGGTCTGATTACGGTGTTGTCCATAAGAACAGATGCGGTTTGCAATTCCTCCGCATTGTTTCCAAGACCAGAGTTATCCTTTATACCAACAAGCATAGGCGATACGATACGGTGTGATACCATTACCTTACGCATACTCTCGTCAGACAAGAACTGGTATTGCTGGTGTGCATCTGATAGCTGTACAGGCTCAATAGTTGCTGCTAATTCCTTGCTATCGTTGAACGCCAAGATAAATCTACCTGCGTTAGAACTACCGCTAAATTTATTTATAATGCTATTCTCTATGGCGTCTCTCTGCTCTGCATCTGGTGTACCGTTGTTAAAGTTAATGAGCATTGATGGACTCAATCCATTCTGTATGTTGTTAATGTGATAGTTGGCAATCTCCTCTTCCAACTCTGCATATTGTAATCCCCCTTGATAATCTACTGGCGAATAGTATTTATACCCAGCACGATAAGGCTTTATGTATAGTATCTCAATAGCAGCATTAGAGAACCCAAATGCAGGTATTCTAGTTAGCTTGTCTCCTGTACTTGCTGTACTCCAGTCAGAATGGTAGTAGTATGCCTCTATTTCGCCTTTAGAGTTACATTTCTCGGCTCTTAACGTCTCTACTGGTATATGCTCTACTTGAGCTATTTTAGTGCGGTCTTTGGTGTATATGACTTGCAATGCAGCTTGACCCATCATTTTGTAGTCGTGGGTAATTCGCTTAATCACATCCTTTTTGAGAAGTTCTTTCATCTCCTTGTAGCCAGCCTCATTCTCTTTACTGTCTGTCGCATCAAGACCTCTTCCATATATCATTTCAGATATGCCATTGATTGCAGCGTTGTTTGTTGGACTTCCGTTGTACCTGTCTATCAGGTAAGTAAAATAGTCGTTGTCCTCACCATAAGCAACGAAATCATCGTTATAGTATTCTTTCACCTCTGGTCTTGAATAAGAACCGAGTTGAACAATGTGTATTTTACCTTCTTCTTTACTACTCATAATAGGTCTTTTCTTTGCGTAATGTCTTACTTTTTTTGCCATCTCTTATCCTCCTAATGCCAATATTGCGTTACTGTTAGTTTCTCCGTTGGTCTCTCCGTTTACTCCAGTTAAAGTTTGTCCTAAATCACTCCAAAATAAATGTCCTGTACTTGGTTGAGTTGGAGATACAATTAGTTTTCCATCAACTCCATCTCTATTGTATATAGCAGCTACTACTCCGCCAGCAAATTTATCTCCAGTTATGATACTAGAATCTGTGTTTGGTTCAAATCTAAATGGTCTTACCACAAAGGGTAAATCAGCTTGTATTTCTGGCGTGTTTTTTTGTTCACTTACTATGTTATTACCGTATAATGGCATTCTCCACATATAAGAACTGCTTTGACTTAATTCTGTTGAAGTCCATATATTTTTAAAATCAACCGAAAAAGGATTTTGGTTTATAACACCTTCGGGTATTCTATCATAACCATAACCCTCTAATTGATTGTTCGTAATTTTAGGGAAATCAGCCAAAAACGCATCTACTTCCCCCTTTGCTGGAACATACCAATCATCATAAGTAGTTCCATCTACTGTAACGCAGTAAAGGCTACAAACTTGAAATGCACTTGTTTTAGCAGCCATAACAGAAGTGTCGTAACATAAGCTAACAACTCCACCGCCACCGCCACTTTCTGAACTATCCAAGAACACAAACTGGTTGTCAAATGTTTGTTCAACTATGTAATCTCCTTTACCAACCTCATATTTAGGGTAGTCAATTTGATTAGTAACATAAGCCATACCCCTGTAAATCTCACTAACATCATCCTTGATGACTATTGTGTAATAAGTTTCTGCTGTAAGGTCTGTAAACGTACCTGTAATTGTACTTATGTTCTTTGAACTATCAAAGGTATTTGTTACGGTATAATCAACCGTTTGCCTAGAGCTTTTGTTAATTAGCTGCAACACAGTATTTCCTATTATAGACGTTCTTCTCGGCTTAATATTTATATCTTGAGATAGCGTAGATGTTGTCAGTATATGCATACTAAAGTAACAATCAAAATGTTATTTGTTTCAAAGATACAAAAAAAGGGTCGCATAAGCAACCCCTTTTAAATTCACAACCCTATTAAATTTATGAAGGGTCTCTTTGAGTAGATTCAGTAGCAGTAGCACTTGTCATACCTGCAAATGGGTCTGCATCAGTACCTCCATCTACGAAAGATGGCATACGGATTTCATTAGCAGTTAAAGTTAGTGTGTAGCCATTTAGGTCTCCCATTGCAGTACCAGTTACAGCAGTACCGCCAGTTACGTCAGAACCATTGTCAGCGCCAACCAACAAGAACTTGTCATCAAATGTTTGTACAACAACGTGTGGTCTACCATACGCCATTAACTTCAATTCTTTATTGTCCTCTTTAGTTAGCTTAAACAATGTAACGCTTAACACCTGCTCAAAGAATGTTGTTCCATTCTCCATAGAAGATGTAATGTTTGTTTCAAGCGAAGAATTACCTTTAACATCATAAGTGTGATAGTCGAAAGTACCAGTCATATCAGTAATCTCATCACTAGAGCCATAGGCTAAAGTTCCTAAATCACCGAAATCTACAAAGTGTAGTTTCTTAATACCACCGACAGCATCCTTACAAGGTCTTAATCTTCCGCCAGTTAAATCACAAGCCATAGTTTTACTTTTTTAGTAAAAGGGGCAGAGTTACTACCCCTTTCGATTAAACAATTATTATGCTAACGTCAGTAACGTCAAGTCAGAACCGATACCGTACTGTACACCTGCTGTATATCGCATGATGATACGTACATTCTGGCTTCCGTCAAGGTCAGCCATGTCGATTACTTTTACTTCGTTGTGGTCGCTTAATAGACCTGTACCAAAGTAGATGTTAGAAGCCTCACCAGCAACTATGTGGTCAGCAGGCATTCCTGGCGCATGTTGGATTTTAATACCTTCAAAAGAAAGTGCATTACCCATATTGTACCATTGTTGTCCTTTAGCATCTGTACCAGCAGCACCCTGTCCACCTGAAGCGAAACCGCCTAATGCGCGAACATAAGCTTGCAAAGCAACAGTTGGAACGTAGATAGTCAAATCTTCCTTACCGTAAACAGAGGCAGGAATTGAGTCAACTACATTTCCAAGTAGTGTTACAATGTTAGAAGAAGTGAAAGATGTTTCAGAGCCATTTGCAGCATCATTTACATCTCCGTCAGCAGCCATAAGAACTGTAAGACCGTCAAACTCTCCAGCGTTGGCGTTTACACCAGCCCAGATATTTTGTTCTGTCTTTTCAGCAACTTTAGCAGAAACGTGTCCTAGAATAAAGTCAGAGAAAGATGCAGGTAGCTTGTCAAACGCAGAATATCCCATTTGTACAGCTTCCCAGTCTGCTCTAAAGTCTTTTTTACAAAGCTCTAGGTTAACTTGGAACTCTTCTGGCTGAAGAATACGCTCTGTAAGTGTAAGCGCATCAGCAGTAGCAGAAAAATCACAAGAAGCATCTCCTATAAAGTTAGTTGAAGCAACTTTCTTTACGACTTCTTTATATTTTACATTAGGTTTGATGGTGATTGCACCTTCAGCTAATGTTTTACCTGTCAAGAGGGCAGCAGAAATGTATTTTCCTGCAAACTCTCCAGCGTAAGTAGAGGTGATGGTATCAACAGAACCATTACCAGCGTATAGATTTACTTTTTGATTACTCATTTTTATATTATATTAGTTTTGAAAATACTCGGTCAAGTGTACTAGCAGGGCGATTCTGACCGAATTTAATCACCTCTTTTTGTTCAGTTTTTTCTGATGGATTGTGTGCGATTGGCTCGGCTGCTGGTTCAGCAGATAGCTTTTCGACTTGAGATGAAAGTTCAGCCTTTTCTTGCTCAACCTTATTATACTCAACCATCATATCTTCTTTGATAGATTTAATCATATCTTCTAGTTCTGCGATTTTAGAGTTGAAATCCTCTTCCTTCACATAACCTTCCATTAACTCTACTTCTTCAGAATCTTCTTCTTCCAATTCTTCTTCAGTAGCTTTTTCTTCTGATTCTTCAGCCAACTCAACCTCTTCAGTTGATTCAGCATCAAGAGCAGCCTCTACCTCTTCAGTAGCAACTTCCTCAACAGAATCTTCAGATAATGCAACTTCCTCTACTTCTGGAGTTTCAGTAACTTCTTCGGCTGCAACTTCGATGTTTTCAACCTCTTTCGTTTCTGGCTCACTAATAGCAGAGAGTTTTTGCATAATATCATTCAAAATGTTTGTAGCTTTACTCTCCATATTATGTTAATTAACAGTTATAGTTATAGATAAATAACAAGTATTAAACAACCTGTTAGATTTTTAGGCACGTATTTTACCAATACCTTGCGCTCTCAAAGTGCCATCACAGCATTTTCTTGAGTATGTTTTTCCGTTCTTGCACAAACAACCTCTCTTTGAGTTTGTCGGCACTTGCCTTCCTACTGTTTCTTTACTTTTCATTTTTTACTTGATTTAGGGTGCTTTTTAGGTAATAAATCATAATCGGTAGTGTATTTAGTATTTTGCGGTCTACCGTTCTTTAAAAGGTATATATAGGCGTTTACTCTAGCTTGCGCCCATTGCTCGGCTGACTTCACAGCAGGACTATGAGATGTTTGAAATGCGCCAACTCCACGTTGATATACAGACTTTAGTTGCCCAACGGTAGTTCCATATCCTTTTTTAGCTTTGTACTTGTCGTTAAAGTCATCTGCTTTCTTCTGAAGCGACTTTAACACTCTGTCGGGTACAGTAACTCCCCTCGACTTCCCAGCAGCACCCTTTGGATTGCGTTTGCTTCCTCGTTTTGGATTAGGATTTGGAGTATCGGAATCTGGTGCTTTATTGCTTCGTTTAATTCTTCCTTTGTCATCATATTCAGCTAATTCAATTTCACCTAATTCTTTAAGTTTACCTCTACTCCAAGCAAGTCCAGCTTTACCACCCCACAGTAAGTAAGAAATAGTACCACAAGCCTTTGAATCACCTGCATCATAATATGTCTCTGCTCTTGATAAATACGAGTACATTCTCTTAATCGTGGACAAACTCAATTTTTCACCCCTTGACAACTGCTGCGCTCTTATTTTTCCCACAGAGGTTGCGCAACGGTTATTTACCTTTTTATTTAGCTCAATACCTCTCTTGGCGTTATTTCTAACACCACTTCCGTAATCACCGTATGTTTTTAGGTTTAGCTTTCCAGCTTCAATGCTATCAGCAATCTCTAATAATACTTCGGCAGCATCATTCTCTTTTTCAATCATAGACATAGCAACCTTATCGGTAAAGTAGCCCTCTATTGAGAAACCCTTTACCTTGCCTGTCTTAACGTAGTCTTGCCACACCTCTTCGTTGTTTACTTTCATAGAAACCATCCAAGTACCAACAGGCATATTCAATCCATACTTACGAGATTTATCATGTGTATCATCTTCTACAATCCAAGACTCTACAACAGACAGACCTGATAGTTGTGCTTGATGTTCTAAAGTAGATTTATTCTGGTTTCCCTTCATTAGGAATAGTTCAGATGCTCTACGCACAGTATCTTCAGAAAAGTATATGTAATACTCATCCTCTCTACTCTTTCTATATATTTTTTTATTGGGTATTAGAGCAGCGCCCATAAGAATACGCTTATCCTTATCGACATCAGCTAACTCTACCTTAAGTTCATCTTTTAATGCAACAAAGTTTTCCTCTATTGCAGGTTGTTCTACAATTGATATGGCATCAATGCCTGAAAACTCTCCCTCTTCGTCTATAAATAATTCTATTACCTTCATACTATTGAATTAACCGAATGATGCGGTATTTGTTATATTTCTATCTAATTCTTGTTGTGTTGAAATGTCTTTTCCTACCACAAACGCTTTTACTGGTTTGTCCTGTTGAGTGGCTACTGTTTGTGCTAGTTGCGATGTTTGAGATGCGCCAACAACATTAAAGTCTGGTGCTTGTATTACGTTTCCACCACCGCCTGAAGCACCACCGCCAGCACCAGCACTAATACTACTTTTATATTTTTGACGAGCAATATTAGCTACATTTGCAAGACCAGTAGCTAAAGCAACCGCTTGAGCAATTCTTGCTCTTATTGGTGAGGTTGGGTCTCCAACTATAAGTTGAGAGCCAAAAGCCAATATTCCAGACTGATAGGTGTCCATCAATGCCCTTCCTATTTTCATCGCCTTGTCTATCTTAAACTGTTTTCTTGCAATTTTATCCTTTTTTTCTGCTAACTCTTTCTCTAAACGTTCTTGCTCTGCATTATTTCCTTCAGCAGCAGCAATTTTCCTTCCGTAACTTTCCTCTAAAGCAATAGTTTCGTTTTCTGCCGAAACTGCAAATGTTTGGCTTAAAGCGTCTGTTATAGCTGTGTATTGCTGTTTAAAGAAAGCAAACTTCTGTTCAGCAAGAGCCTGTTCCTCCGAATTTAGTTGTTTCTTTAATTCAAACAATCTTAATTCAGCCTGTTCTCTTTCAATAGTACCGATAGCATGCGAGTCAACAACAGCTTGTTGAGCTGCCACATCCATAGTAAGTGTCTTTATGTTTCTTTCGGTTTGGAAGAATGAATAATCTCCATTCATCCTGTTTTTCTCGTCAAGGTATGCTGCCTCCGAATCAAGTTTTTCTCTATTTAATCGCTGTATTTCTCTACTTTCCTCTATTCCTATATTGGTTATAGCAGCAGCTTCCTCTTGCTTTAGTTTTACAATATATGCAGATAAGGATTCTTTAGACTTGGCAATCTCTTCGTCAAACCTCTTTTGAGCCTCCGCTTTCTCTGCTTCGGTAGCATCAGATGCTTTAAACTCATCTAATCTTCTTTGCTGGTCTTCCTCAAATTCCGTTTGCTTTAATCTAGCCCTTGTTCTTATTCCATCAAACTTAATTTTAATTTGTAGCTCTTCATCTTTTATAAAACCCTTGAGTAACCTTTCTCTTGACTTCTGTATTTCCTTCTCAAAGTCAAGGTCTGCTGCTTTAAAAACCCTGTTTCTGTTTCTTCTTCCTTCTGTCTCTTTGTCTCCAAGAATAACATAGTCCTCTAATATTTGTATATTTTTCTTTCTTTGGTCGGTCTCTACTTTTAAATTATCTACTAAAACTTTTATATTTTCAGACTGTCTGTTTACAGCAGTATTAGTCATTACAACTGAACCAGCCATACCAGCGCTAACAGTTTGACCATTTTTTAGCTCTTCATTATACACTTTAGTAGCCTCTTGAGCTTCGACTAAAGTCATATTATATGTTTCTCGTAAAATACGCTCTGTTTCTAAAGTAGCTTGAATTTCAGCAGCAGACTCTTCCTCAATGGCACTTTGAGCAGCCTTTGACCTCGCTATCCTTCTTATTGACTCTTCATATAATATATTCTGTTTTGTTGCTTCGTCTGTTTTATTTTTTACGCTTTCAATAGATACTCCAGCATTATCAAGCTGTTTTATATAATCTGGAAACTCTTTATTTAATAACTTTAGAGCTTTAGACTGTTTTTCTTGAGATGCATTAGCATCCTGTAATGTAGCTATATATGTTTGAAACCTTCCTGCTGTTTCCTGAACCTGACTTCCAGCATCCTTAAACACATCTTTCAGTTTAACAGCTTCTGCCGATGTGCTTGCAAAAATCTTAATAAGGTCAGCACCATAAGATATGAGTAATTGTACCAATATAAGAAGTCCTCCAGTACCCATAAGAGACCTTCCAAGTTCTTTAAATGACGCTATTACACCACCTTGTGTTTTTACGAATGAACTAAATAATGTTACAACCTGCGACAAGTTGTTTGCTATAGCTGTAAAACCAAAACTTGCATCAGAGGCTAAACGACCTGTTTCAAGTAAGATTGCGTTGTTAAGACCAGACTGTGTTCTACCGTTTTTAGTTGCTTGCGCTGCGTTGTTGGCAGCTTTCGCTTGAAGCGTTAATGCTTTGTCTACATCTTTGGCTGATAAAGCTAATTGCTTGTCTGCAATGATTTTTTCCTTTTCAGCATCAGTAAGGCTGTGAAAGTTGTCTTTAGTAACCTTTAATTGCTTCTGGGTGTTGGCAGCCTCCCTATCGTTAATCTTTATTGATATGAGTATCTTTTGTTCAGCCATTCTTGTATACTTTAGATTGTTTCACTCGTTTCACTTGTCTCTTCGCCTCATCCCAACTAGAGCATCCTTTATATATTCCTTTGGCGATATCTACGTTATGAGATACGCCATACCAATCAGATACTTGCAATAAATCTATAATCTGCTTTATCATAATACGTTCAATAATTCTAATTTAGATTCGCCTGTTTTTAGATTACTATTTATTGAGTTTATAGTAAATACCTTGTCTCCAATCTGAAACCTATCATTTAACTCATAGTTAAGTAATATACTATTTGGCAAATGTGCTGTTAGTTTAAATATTCTTTTTTTAGCATCAAAAGCATCTTCTATATAAGTCTTATACCACTTCTTAAATAGAGAGTTAGTTGAGCCACCATAGTCAGTAAAGTTCCACTCGTCTATTTCATTGTCAAAATTTAGCGTATAAGCTGGGGCAACAGACGAAGTTCCATTCTCGTTTGTGTTAGATGGTTTCCAGTAGTTAAAGAGTTCATCGTGAGGTGCGCTCCAATTTATACCATCGCCAGCAGTTATTCCTGTAATTCTAATTCCGTAAAATAAAGCTGGCTTCATTACTATGGGTTGGTAATTACCTGTTGGTTGTGGAGTAGCAGTAGAGTCTGGTTTAAAGTTGTCGTTAGCACTATACCCCCATTGAATTGGTTTTATACTTTCATCATTAACATCCAACAATCTCTCAAACTTAAAGTGTTCAAACGGCACTTTAACCTCATAAGGCTTACCTCTATCAATTCCTTCTGGTCTAAACTCTTCATCACCAAAATCCTGATTAAATGTTTCCTTATGTTGCTTCATTAGTAACGTCTTACCTTCCTGATATTTAAAATTAATCTCACTAAAAGGTATTGTTGACTCTATATCTGTTTCTGATGATTCAACGTATTTACTTATATCAAAAATATTAGGGTTATCATTATAGTAATCATCAAGAGACTGAACTACTATTTTACCAAAATCAGCATCAGTCCTGTTGTCCTCATAGTATAATATGAGGTTGAACATCTTTAGTATTCCAGATAAAAAGTCTATTACTTTTATTTTAGGTAACTGTGCTGTTATTATTATCTGACTCAATGAACCTATCTGCCCACCACAATCAAGGTTTTGAGTCTCTGTAAATGTATCGTGAAATGCTGCTACGGTTAGCGTTGGCGTAAAGTTAAAATCTTCCGTTGTCTTTAGAATATATTTAACAGGACTTATGTCAATATCCGCATCACCGTCATCTATTGTGAAAGTGTTAGTTCCAGTTTGATTTGTTTCTGTGGAAACCAATAATCCATCAACATAAGTTTCGATAGTATATGGAACGCTTGTATATCCGCTTGCTGGCGTTATTGTTATCTCAAACTGTAATCTTTCATAGTTTGTGTCTCCAATGTATGTGAGTTCAGTTCCGTCTGAAGATATAGATACTAAATCATCACCGACAGGAACATCCTCCCAAGCACCTAAAGTTTTTATGTTATCAGCACCACCTGTACCGCCAAGCCTACCCTTTTCTCTTGAAATCCAAAGGTATAGGTTAGACATTGGTGTTGTCTCGAAGAATCCCGTAAAATCAACATTATATTGACTTTCTATTGCTTCTAATATTCGGGTAACCTTTATCGCTGGTTTTAAGTCGGTGTACTGAAGCGCAGCATTTTCGCTATGGATATTATTGTGGTAAAATAAATTACCCTGTAATGTGTTTGCATTGTGTCCTTCTGCATTTCTCGAGTCAAAGTAAAGTCTTTTAGTGTGGGTTATTAATGGATATATAACATCTGTTACGCTTGCGCTTGGCGCGCTAGAAACTAACACACCTGTCGTTAAACCTGTTTTCACATCATTTGGTGTGTATGAGTGTGTCCATTGGTCTAAATAGCTTAATTGTGATATTTCATCATCGCCAAATAAGTCTGTTAAGGTAACTGTATTACCAAAGAAAGTAACATTATAATTAAAGGGCTTGTTATCTTTCATTTTAACACCATTAAGGAATATCTTTCCCTCCCTAAATGGCATATGGTTAATCTCTAATACAGCATCAACTTTTTTCCTTGCATCAAACGCACCTTCTGATATGAAATAGTTATAGAAGTGTCTGAATATCTTATTATTCTTCTTCGATGCTGGAAGTGTAAATGATTGCGAGAAGTCGGTAAATACTTTAGATATATCCCTTATGTCTTGTATTTTAGATGTAACAGATATAGTTTCATCTTCAAACAAGTCTACCGCCTGATAAACATTATCGGCATCTTTTATGTAAAGTACAACTTTATTCATTATCGAATAGTGTTTATTTTATCTGCTGCAACATCAAACTGCATAGTGTATTGTACCAACCTATCATTTACCCTTTTCTTTAATTCCAAAGAATTGCTCTTTAGTTTTAGTGGCACAATTTTCTCTTCGTCTGTAAGTCTTGTCATCCATATTTGTTCGGAAAGCATAAGCTGTTTTATATGCTCGTTACAAGACTCATCAATGTAATCTGTATTTAACGTTACGCTTTCTTTGCCAACTAAATTTAAGGTTCTCTGCTGGTGAGCTGTTTGGTCGTAAGACAAGCTTGTAAAGTCAAACACAGAAGCCTTAAAGTCTTGACTTGTTATATTTATTGACTCATTACTTCTTCTTGTAAAATACAGGTCTTGTAGTGCGCCATACTTGTTTACAAAGGTAACTCTTATTGGCTCATACTTCGAGCAGTCAAATGTTTTTACTTTTAGTATTTTGGTTCTTGTTTCTGTGTCGTTTGTGTAGTTTATGTACACTTCGTCAACTGCGCCTATATCAACAGCTTCCTCAAATGCCTCAAGACATCTGTTATATTCAAATACACCACCAGCTTCTAATACCCTTTCTTTGTAGCTGTCTGCTGTTGAATTGCTATCAGATGCTATGTATTGTATTTTTTGATTGGTGTTGTCGTTATCAGATATTGTAACGGAGCTTATGGTATCTCCGTTTAACCTAAACGCTATACTATTTGTTGTCTCTGCGCTAACTGGAATATTCACACTTCTGTCATTAACCCTGTATATAGTTCCTTCAGACATCATTAACCCTTCGTCAAAGTCTGGGTTAGCCCCTTCCTCAAAGTAACCGTAACCTTCTGTGGCTATAAATTGACTTGAAACACTTGGAGTTATTGTTGGAGATGTTATTGTTCCCCCAGTTTCGTTTGTTGCCGTTATTACTGGATTTACCCAAACGGTATAGCTGTCGTACTCTCCGTCATACTTGGTTTCAATGTAATCTCTAACAAGCTCGCTTATTTCAAAGACAATAATATTGTTACCTTCAAGCTCCGACTTCTCTATTGTATATTTGAGGTCAGCAGCATCAGGGCTTGAATCATATACACCCTCATAAATATATAATTCTAATTTAGCTGTATCTAGCGTAGAATCTGATACCTTTATGAAAAACGGACTTCTTGTGTTTATTAGTTTTGCCATTTATTTTGTCTTTAAAACGTATGTATCGCCTTTCTTTGTGTAGCCGACACTTTTTAGTATTTCTTCTAATTTATCTGTTATATCTTCTTTTAGCGGAGGTAGCATTCCATCTACTATATTATCAAATGCTTTTTCCACAACTTCTCTTATGTAATTTGCTGGCGCAATACCACGAAGCGATATAGCCTCGCCAATCTTGTATGCGACAGATGCTATATTAGATTCTGTTCTTGGCATCTCCTTTCCACCAAAATCTTTCAATGTTACTGGCTTTTGACGAATCCAATCCTTTATAGCGTTCACATTTGGACTAAATGGTGCTGTACCTTCGTCTACGCCCTGCAAGTATGAGTTACCGTATAGGTTTATATCAAGACCACCGTTCTCTGCTCTTACGTTTAACGAATCACCACCTTCTCCGCTTGACCTTACTGGCGCATTTATATTACCTACTCTCTGTCTTGATGTCTGATATGATTCAAGGAAGTACTGAATCAGTTTCGTCTCTGCGAATGATTTAACGTATGCTTCAGTATTTTTGAATCTAATTTCCATTAGCAGACAGTTACAACATTATTAGGGATTGATATGGATAGGGTAAGCGCCCAACCAGTCATTAAGTTCTCAAACCTATCCTCAAACATAGTGGCAGTTGCATCGGTGTCTAAAACGTAGTTATCATCGTTGAGGTCTCCACGTCTTAATTTAGACTGCAATCTGTTTATTACTGCAAGCTGCGTGTTTAGCACATCGTGTTTATTGTCTAGTCCTTGATAAGGTATTGAATCGGTATCGAATTTATCTTCTTTACTTTCGTCAACCAAATCCATTGCTATAACTTGAATCGAGAATGTGATTGTATGTTCTCCAAACACAGCATCCTGTATGTTTATGTGTGATAATGGGAATATACTCTGCTTGGACAAGTCAACATCCATAATGTTACCAAAAGTAACTGTGCTTACAAATTCACTTGAATTTAGCTCTTCGTATATTTTATCTATAAGGTCGTAAAACTCTTTCATCGTTTATATGCTTTCTTTATCATTGCCGCTTCTAATTCATTCTTTTCTTTCTCAAAGGTCAGGAAGTTGAGGCATTGGAAAATTGGAAGGTTGGTAACTTCGTTAAACTTGAGAACATTTCCTCCAGCGAGAGCGTAGATTGATTGATACCAACCCCATTTTGAGCCAAAGTTTGCTTGAGCTGATAAGTCTGTTCCTCCGTCAGATTTTTCTGTATATAGCTCGGTATAGCTTTCAACAACTCCTTCCCTAAATCGTAAAAAAAAACCATAGCACTCATTACTACATCGAGGGGCATTTCCTTCATAAGGTTTGACACCTCTTCGCTTGGTTCATAGGGCGATACTGTATATTTGTCCTTTTGCTTGAAGTTGACAGGTCGATACAGCGCTGCCATCGCTTTGTGCATTCTACTCCAGTCTGATATATTATCTTCAACGTCTATGTATGCGCCAAGAGCAATATTCTCTAACTGCGGTTCAAATCCCATATCTACGCCAAGTAAGTCAAACCTGCGTATTAGATTAGGTTTCTCTTCAAACGCCTTGTTGATTATGCTTAATACCCTGTCAGCATCTTTAGCTGGAATGTTAAGAACATCTTTTAGGGATATGTTACAGAATATCTCAATAGTCTTTAGCGCCAAGAAATCATCAGCATCTTCTCCGTTCTCTTCAATGACCTTCATATAACGCTGGTACTGTCCAAGTGTTATGCTTGATAAGTCAGTTGGAACTGATAATTCTAATTCTATGGTTTTCATATCTAAATAATAATTGGTTGTTTAAGTGTACTTATTGATTATGCACCTGCCTGTATGACACATATATATAATATATATCTTAATGTATAATAACATGTATCGTATCTTAATATGCATTTTAAGAAGGTTATGTTTCATAAAGAGTAATAACATGATGCACTCTATATAAATAATATAACATGTATCGTATAATAACATGAGTAACCAGTTATGATTCATAACCTACTTTTTCTAAATGGTTGTCGTAGTATTTTATGTAGATGCGCCACAAAGCATCAGTCAATTCTTCTTTTTTGTACGTTTGAGGCGATTTAATGCGTTTTAAGCCATTATCTATTTCAATATGATACATACCTCCACTTGGAACGGGATATGCTCTTAAATAGCTTCTAAACGCCCAAGAGATAGCTTTACGAGCTTTATCTGTGTCTTGTAAATGCAATGGAATTGGTTTTATCTTACGTTTTGCCATACTATTAAATTCATAGCTAATATACGAAAAGGGTATTAGATTCACAAGTATGGGTATTGAATTGTAAGGCAATTCTATTGCACAACAATAGATGTTATACCACCTATTAAATTCATACCTATTGAATTGAATGGCAGGTGGAAATGATTAGGTAGGTAGAGAGTGGGGATATAAGGTAGTAGTAGTACTTACCAGTCAGAGTACCCCACATTTAGCCGTATTTGTTGTATTTGTAGTATTTTTTAACGTATGGACATAAAAAAAAGGGTTACATTTCTGCAACCCCTTTAAACAAAACAAACTACTTCTATTTGCATACTGTATCGCAAATATCAATGTCTTTGATGACTTCGTTTATTATTATTATATCGTTTGTCTCTACACATTCGCATACTATTGTTTCTTTATTGTCTATGCATGATGTGAGAAACAGAAGAAAAAAAATATACCTTTTCATGCTATTTTTATTTTAGCCAGTTAATTAACCCGTTATCATTCAGCCACTTAATAAAGTCTTTATCCTGTAGATGATTTATTTCTTTGGCTGGATTTGTTTTACTTTCTTTAATTATCCGTAAATTATTTTCAAATATATTCCTACTCATGATTAATTTATTTTACCCGTATATAGATATCTTCTCGCTTGCTTTAATGTATCAAAATACTTTACTTCGTATAATGAAGCAACCTTATAAACGTTGTGTATAAACGTTAACGTTTTGTTGTTTCTTGTTTGGGCGTATCCACAACATAAAGCGTATTTTGTCAATTCGTTTCTTTGTGTGTATAGTTTTGGTTTCATCTTGTTATTATGTTTTTTATTTGTTCCAATTGTTTAGCGTTTATGTTTAGGTACTTTGTTTTGTTTCCGTAACCGTCCGTAAATTGTACATTGTATCCATATACATTACATGGATAAACTAAATTGTTTATTTGTGTATTTTCGTATGCTTTCATTTTCTTAATTATTTAAGTTAGTCAAAAAGTATTCTTTACTTTCTATCTTTGCTCTTGTGTCGGCTATACCTTCCCCGAGAAAATCGTTTCTATATTTGCCAGTAGTGGCGGAATAATCCCAGTAGTAAGAGTCTAACTGAATGCGCCTGTCATCGTTTGGCTTGAATGCGATGATACTTTTATAGCTCTGAAAATATGTACCTTCTTTAGTAAATATTAAAAATTGATTCGATACTGGTCGACCTGTGCGTCCTAACATTTGTACTATCTTTGTTTGTTTCATGTTTCTGTGTTTTATTATTGTACTTTATTATATAAGTTTAAACCAGCAGCAAAACAAAATATTTTGCCTGTGTATATTTGTATTGAACCTTTGCCAATATATATAGATGGTTTATTTCTTAATCGTAAGAATTTAGTTTTGCGATGTATGTATATTTGTAGTTCCACTTTGTTTTGTTTTATAATTGTAATTCACCAAATTTAAATTTCAAATTACCAGCGAATTTTGAGCAGCCACCTTCCCTTCCATCGTATTTTACGCTCCCCCAAAAATATTGGTTTCTAATTTCGTTTATTTGGTATTTTTCGCTTTCGTTTTCAGGTATCAATTTATAACCTATTGTTTTGTCGTTATCGTCTTTTATGAATTCTATTTTCATCTTTGTTTTGTTTTATTGTGTTAATATAATGCGAAGGGCTAAATATAGCGGAATGATGTACAAAAGTAGATGCACCGCTTTTTTTGTTAGTTTGTCGATTGTCTTCATATTGCTAGAAATTAAAAGATACTTTGTCAATGTTTAGTAAAATATACCCAACGCCAAGAACGGTTGCAATACTGTAAATTGTTGCAATGATTAGCGCAAAAGTTTCAATCGTTTTCTGTGTTCTGTTGTTTGTGTTGTTTGTTTTCATATTGTGTTGTTTTATAGGGGGATTGCTCCCCCTGTTTTATTATTATAATTGTCTTTCTGAAACGTAAAGACTAAAACCTTTACACGCTTGTTTTATTTTCTCATACAAGTCATAACCATTTGAGTTTGTAGATGTGCTATAAAACACCCAACCGTAATAGTAATCTTTTTTCATTCCTATCTTCTTTGCTTCCCTCCAATTCATTCCACTTGCGCTTACTGAAATAAAGCAAGGGTCTAAACCTTTTTCTTTGTGATTAACTTTTATTGTTTCTAACTCTGTTTTAAGGTTTTGGTAATCTGTAATTGTTTTCATAATGTTTGTTTTTGTTGGTACAAATATGCAACGTTTTTTTATTTCCAATGTTAAGCCAATGTTAAGAAATTGTTACCAAATGAAACAAAGATTTAACATTGAGTTAACATGCAATTTTGTATATTTGCAAAATGGACTGTTCACGCCTTAACGTCAGATTTCCCCTACACCATGTAGGGCAACCCCTACACACCCGAAATCCAAGCATACACCCCCTATTGAATTCATAGCCCTATTAAATTCATAGGGTATTAAATTTACAAAAGGGGGTATTGAATTGCAAAACAATCATATATTGAATTGCTTATCTTGACAACAATATAAGTGTAAGTAAAAATAAAATTCCTGTTGTTAAACTAATCATGTAATTCGTCTTTAAGTTCATCATAATCTAAACTATAAGTTTCCTCAAGTAGTATGCAGTATGCAACCTGTGAAACATTTGTACATTCCATTTCTAAACTACTCCAATCATACATATTATATTCCCTCATTATGTCGAGGCAATCAGAATAGTATATACATTGATTATCTATCTCTTCATGTATGAATGTGCGAAGCTCATCTTCGTTTGCTATTGAATTATCCGACATCATATATAATATATCATCCTTCAATCCTTCTTTCCATTTGTGTTTATCAAATCCCATTTATTTTGTGTTTTAATTGCATAATCAAATCTTCATCTTCTTTTTTCTTTTGCTTCATGGTTACCTCAATAATACTTGGTAGCCAATCGAACAATGCCTGTGGGCGTATTGTTACTGTATTGTGGTCATTCGATAAGCATACGCCATCTTCATTAGACCATAATGTTATTATCTCGTCAATATATATTTCTTCGTTATTCATTATTTGTTGTTTTATCTGTTAATTCTATTATGTCATATTCTAACTCGTAAATATCCTCGTTTACTTCCATTACTTCAATTAAGTAATTGCAAACCATACCTAATAATATAGCCTTATCATCATCATCATCTTTACTGCGTTCGATTAAGTCATCAACGCCATTATAGAATGAGTGAAATCCAGACCTACTTTGTAATTGTGGATTTGCCCATTCCTTAAATTCATCGTTTATATACGTCATCAGGTGCTGAACAACATCAGGCAATACTTTTGCTATAATGTTATCGGTGCGAAAATTGTAGTATCGTGGACTGTCTAATCCAATAAAAAACAATTCTATTCCTGTCATGTCTGTAAATCTATGCACCCAAGCTACGCTATAATGAATAAAAGTCTTATGCCAATTTACATCATCAGTATCAATACTTAATGTGTCGCATCTATCTTCAATGTAGTCATCGTGAAATCCGTAAAATCCCCCAAACTCAATTTGTATTTCCATTTGTATTTATTTTTATGTTCGATGCAAACATACGAAGCCTAATGTTACCCAATGTTAAGCCAATGTTAAGTATTTGTAAAATATTTACTATCTTTGTATCATGATATTTAAAGGCAAATATATGTATAAATGGAATAAGCAGGGGGATATTGAAATTATTCCTGAAGAGCAAGAGGTATTAAATTCACAGGAGGGTATTGAATTCAAAAAGGAAGAGACCCCTGTTAAATTCACAAGAAAGCAAACTCCAATCTTTACAGGGGTATTGAATTACTTTCCTGATGCAATAAGAGAAGTTGCTAGATGTTCTTACGCTGGACAACAACAACACAATCCAGATAAACCTCTGGCGTGGGATAGAAGCAAGTCAGGAGACGAATTAGATGCTCTTTCTCGGCACTTACTTGAAGCAGGTACTATTGATACCGATAACATCAGACACTCCGCTAAAGTAGCTTGGAGGGCGCTGGCTAACTTACAAAAAGAGATAGAGAATGACAATGAAGCAATTTAATCAATACCTCCGTACCTGTTTAGATAATGGGTGTGATGAGGTTGTAGTTAAGTTCGGTAGACAAGGTATAATATCTGTTGACCCTATAACAAATATAGAACTGGATAAAAGTGCGAAATAGAGCGTTTAAATTTCTAGTGGTACTTGGGGTCATCTTTAGCGAGAAGTGCCATGAAACCCAATACAGTAAGGCTCAAATGGCGTGTTTTAGCGCAGTACGTACATACCCTTCGGCACAGTTCTTTCAAGGGCGTATTGAATTGCGTAGCGACTTCCGTCAATGGCGTGATTCCAAGAGTCTCTGGGGATACTGCCCTTTAGCTTCCATGCGTAATTGTTAAACTCCCGTATTAGATTCACAGAGTCTTTATCTACAACTATATTGTAATCTTGCATAAGGGCGATGCCCGATAAGATGCTACCCTTCTTTTTTATGGTGGGCGTAATGTTTTTAAGTCCTTTAGTCTTGAGTTCTGATATAAGACGTGGCTCACTATTGTCGCAAACTATCAGATTGTTTCCTGCATACCTTCTACACATCTCAAATATATTAGACGTAGATAGTCCTGCTTTATAGAAGTGTTCTTTTATCCAGATAGTCTTTCGTAGCTTGTCTACTGCAATTTCAGTTAAACTTGAGGGGTCTACCGAAAATCCGAAATCAAGTCCAAAGATGGTGTCATACTCGTTATTGAAATCGCCAATCTCCCAATGAGTAAACACAACTCCTTCTGCCTTCTCAAGCCATCCACCTAATATCTGGTGCTTGAACTTCTCTGGTCTCCTTTGGCGCATTACCTCCACTTGCTCTACAAACGACGGAGACAAGTGTTGCTTGTTGTCAAGGTAGGTTGTGTGAATGTAGCTGACGTTCTCTTTAACGCCATTATAACCATCAGAGATGCCTCTATTCTCAAAAAACCTCTCATATATCCAATGCTGTTTAGTTGTGGGGTTTAGAATGAGGATACAGCGATTCTGCTTTCCAGTAGCACGAACAGAATAATCTATCTTCTCAAACGATTCTTCGTCTGTAAGTTCCTCTGCTTCATCCAAGACAAATGTCGTAACGCCTTGAATAGACTTGAGTTTGGCTGTTTGGTCTCCACTCGCAGTCTTAATACCACTAAACAGAATGCTGCTTCCTGTTAGGTTATTTATAATCTCATTCTTTGTAACCGTAAAGTTCTCTGCTATACCCATCAACTCCAGCTTCTCCAAGAACTCTGGTATAATAGACATAGATGCTGAAGTCATTGTATATCGTGTAAAGAGTATGCGATGCCCTCTTTCGTATGTTAGAAGCACCAAGAATGTATTTACGCCAAAAGACTTACCGCTTCCCCTACCACCTGTAATTACAAAGTATCTACTTGAGTCTCTAAACAGAGGATTGTATTTGGGATTAAGATTTACCTTCATCATCCTTTATCTCTGTTGATTCAATGTCGATAGTCTCTTCAGGTTGTAGGAAAGATATTACAGGAATGTGAACCTCTTGCTTTACGTTAATGTCTTTCTGCTCTTTTGGCTTACCGTACTTGTATTCCCACAGTAGGCGCAAATGTGCAAAGGAGTCCTTACTCATCTCTGCAAGTGCCTCCCACGCTTTCTTCTCACTTCCAAAGGCTCTCTTCATAGAACCCAGCGCAAAGTTCTTAATGTCCGCTTCTTTGGCTTTAGGCTTTCTCCCCTGCCCTCTGGACACTCCTTTTATTGCACCGTTGTTTCTACGCCCATCAGAATATGGAACGTGTGGTTGCTTCTCTTTCGGCTCTGGCTTTGGCTTGATTGGTATTCCTAATTCAGCTTTCTTCTCGTCTGATATTAGACTTCTCTTCTTTGGTCTTGGCATGTTTAAATAATAAAGTTCATACCCAAGTGTTTAACCACCTGATTTACTGTGAGTAATACCTAGTCATCAATGTGTCAATCTGGCGATTGTAATACCTGATTACATCATCATTATCTTCTTTTTCTTGCGCCAAAGCTAATTGGTCTTTAAAGTAGGCGTATGCCTTTACAAATGTATTCTTCTTTAGTTTCATGTCTTATTAGTATATTGAACCGCTTATTCCTTCAGAGGCGTAATAAACCTTTGTCTGTTGGTTTCTCGGTTGTATGTTATTAGATATAGCTTTCTTTAAATCATCATTCAACTTCTCAATATCCTTCTTCAAATCAGAAACCTCTAGTTTAAGCCTCATGTTCTCTTCTTCTAAATCAATCTCTGGCTCTCCTGCAAGACCGTAAAACTCATTTCGTATTGAATTATACTTATTCCTAAACAACTTGTCTTGGGCGTAGTCTATTTCAAATTCATTTATCTGATGCAATACAGTAGCATGATTCTGTTTTAAAGGCAATGTCTTTCCTATTGAGTTAAGAGACATCTTTCTGTAAAACTCTTTCATTAACTTGTAATACATTCTTCTAGCAAATACAACTTCTCTTTTTCTTGTCTTTACACCTAGCTTAACACCATTCTTTTTCTCTACTAATTTCTTAAGGTATTTTATTTCCAATTCCATCTAATTCTTTTTTATATTCGTTATACGCTTCCATAGCACCTTGTATGCACTCATACTGCTCTGTATCTTTAAAGTATTCTATTAAGAACTTAACCTCATCAAGAAGCAGCATACCCTCTCTTAATGAGAGCAGCACATCCTCTCGGCAATCTTCTTTAGCTTGGTGATACGTCATCTTTTTTATCGTTTGGCAACTTCTCTATTACAGCTTGAAGCATGGCGTATATCGTTGTAACCGCCTTCTCAAGCATTTCTATTCTATGTTGCTGTGTTAGCTTCTTTTTTCTCAAAGTATTCCTTTTATAGTGTGCTGGTCTATATTCTTTGGGTCATCAGAGAACCAAGTCTTAAAGACATTAACCGCATTGTCAACCAATCGCTCTCCTTCATAATAGAACTCTTCGCTTACATTGTACACGCCTATGTCTTTAGTTTCCTTATCTACACATAAAAATACAAAATCTTTGTAATCTATCCCAAACAAATTGCAATAAATAAACACCTGACTTGCATACCCATACTTCTTACAGTTATAAGGAAAGCTACCCTCTGCAAGACCCGTTGTTGTTTTGAGGTCTACGATAGTCTCACCTACATTCAGCGCATCAGCCTTACCCCTGAAAGGTATGGACATAATGTTTCCGATAGCTGGTTTCTCATATTCCAGCCCCTCGATTAGTTGAGCAGCATCGTTGTTATTATAAACAGCATCAGAAAGCCTCATTGTTTCTTCATACTCTTTTCTCAAGAACGTCATTGGATTGTCGGCAAACGCCTCCTTGTATAGCTTGGTGTTCCTTGTACTGGCATCAACCCAATTAAGGTGTCCAAACTTTTCAGGCTCAAACACAGCCAAGTGTAAAAGCCATCCAGCAGTCATAGCACTTGTACGCTTATTAGCAAACCTTAAAGACTTGGCGTATGCTTTAGGTGATTTATTTAAGAGTTTCACACTACTGCTACTCAAGGCGTTCTTACCCAAATATTCATAATAGAACTCGTCATTATCCATTTGTTTTAAGATAGAATCTTTATCCCAAAACTTTCCGTCTAGTGTAACTATCTGATTACTCATCTATTCTTCTTTTAGCTAATTCTGGTGCTATAAATTGCATGGGGTGAAATTGCTCAAACACCTTGTTTAGTGTGTACTTAATCTCTTCTCTATTCTTTTTAGCCTCTTCTGAATACTTCCACTCGGCAAGTTCCATTTCTTCTTGGTAACTCTTTTCCATTCTATCTATTTGCTCAGGGTCAAGAGAACCTCGCTCTCTCATCTTCTGAAATAACTCATTTGTTTTACTCATTTTATTTGTCTTATTAGTAATTTAATTAACTTCTCTACCTTGCTCAAAACCCACGACAAGGGTGCGTTAAGTATATAGTGGATTATCTGCAATACACTTTCAAGCATCCAGAATATGAATACTAAAACGATTACAAATACTAACTTCAGTAAGTTTAAGGGGGATAATATAAATCTTAATAACTTGTCCATTTACTTATTATTTTAAGCAAACATACAAACTATTTAGTAATTAACAAAATATAAACAAAAAAAAGAGGCTACCTACTTTACTTTTTTGGATTAAAGTTCTCTTTCCAGATGGTGTAGCATACCGCCATTCTCTGGTCGGTGTCCTTATATTCAGAAGCCATTTTAGCATTGCCTATGCAACGCACTACAAAATCTTTCTGCTTCTCGTACTTCTTTGGTTTAATTAGTGGCATACTAAAGTAATATATTGACTTTACTTTGTTTTATGGCGTATCTATACAGGACATCCTTTTTGACTAAATAAGCCTTTTTAGATTTAGTATCTCCTTTGCTAGTAAAGGTTCTTACAGGTATCATGTTGTCTTTAATGCACTTTTTTATAAGGTCAATAGTGAACCAAGTGAAATAAAAACCATCGTGCCAAACCCAATAATCAGCTTTAGATGTTGATAACGCTGAAGGTTTACCATCAAATTCAACCTCAACAACAATGTTGTTAGTGTATTTAGATTTCTCGTCTGATTTAACTTCTATGCTTTTTTTTATTTCAGGAACATATATATCGTAATCCTTAAAGTAACCTTCCATTTTATACGCTTTAGGGTACTTGGGTCTAATCATATCAAGAACCATATGCTCTATCTGTTCACCCCTATTTAAGTCTACCTTAAAAGTATTACTTATTAAACTCATTGTGTATCTTTAGTAGTTTTTGCTTTACAGGCTTGAAACAACTGCTGCAATTTGTGGGTTGCAATTTATCATTGAAGATACGATTATAAACAGAATAAATCTCTTTAACCATACTACCGCTAATCGTGTTTCTTGACCTCTCAAATAACCATTGAATTGTGTCCAACTCCTCATCCGTTGGCGCATTGTATTTTCCATAAGGGAATAAATAATTTAGTAATTCCTGCCTCTTGTCGCAACCACAATCCTCTCCGAGAACTGCCTTTGCTAATTTGTCGATGCCAGTCTTACGAAACACCTTCTCTACGGTATCGCCAAGCCCTGTTGACTTAATCTCCTGTGATTTCTTTTCTGATTGCTTCTTTGGCATTTTTTAGTGTATTAAATATGCTACTTAAACTTATTTTAGTTTCTCTGGCAATATCCCTCATAGACATACCCCTGTGATAATAAAGATTAAAGATACCTTTGTCGTACCAGTACCAATCCTCAACCAGAGCTTCAACTCTCTTAAATAGCGCTTCTTCTTTTTCTTTTTCTTCGATAGAATCCAAGCTATCTTCATACATTCCCTTAAAATTATCATCCGTAATCTTATCCGTTGAAAATACAATCGGATTCTTTTTGCAGCTTGTGTGTATATTTGCATAATATAAATTTCTTAACGTAATATAAATATAAAAGGTATTAACCTCTGTATCATTATACATAATTTTTTGTGGGTCTTTAACATAGTCAAAAATCCTAACAAACATCTCTTGGACAAGTTCTTTAGCTTGTTCCTCTGAAATGCTAAACGACATAGCCATATTATACCAGTCATCATACTTATTTGCGAGTTTTTGTAACAACTCTTCCTTCGTCAACATAATCTATTACAGTTAAAATTTGCTCAATCGAATTGCAAACAGCGTAATTGCCTTGCCACTTCTCTTGAAACCCTACCTCATCAGGTGTTAACCTCTGTTGACTCTTTGTTTTATTTCCGTCTTTCAACTCAATCATGTAGTTATCATTTCTGTAACCTAGTATTAAGTCTGGCGCACCTCTACCCAACTGATGGGTATGTAAGACTGAAACGCCTAAATCTCTTAATTGTTTTACTACTTCTTTTTGGTTTGCATCTACTCTAGCTTTTTTCCGCATCTTAAAACATCTATATCCTTAAATGGTGTGTATCCATCAAAGTAATACCTTTGTTCTCTTATGTTAAAATTGATGCCCTCCACATCCTGTGGAATACCAACTAGCTTTTGTTTCTTAATCTTCTGTGAGCCAAAGATAACACTTGTGTCCGAGAAATCCAAAGCACGATTCGGTCTCCATACAAACATCACATTATCTGCCTTGTCTGAAAACGTACCGCCACCCTTAATTCTATTCACATCGGGTTTGTAATATCTGCCACTTTCATCTTTCTGTGGTGTAACTTGGTGCGCCACTAAATTTACAGATATGTGATTCTCAATAGCAAACCTCTTTAACTCACTCATGAAGCGACTAATATACAAGTCCTCACGTTCCCCCTTGTACATCTTATGCTGCACCGTATTGTATGGGTCAATGATTAAAGAACGAATACCTTTTGTCTTAACAAGAAACTTCGCCCTATCAAATATAGAATCCAAGTTAAAGTTCTTTCTGGGGTATATTAAGAAAAAGTGTTTCTTTACAAAGTTGATTGCTTCATAATACTCATCCTTTGTCATCTGATTATTCTTGTAATATGGGTCAGCACTCTTACCAATGTACATCTCTACAATATCATTGAAAAAGTCTTTCATAGGCATATTCTCTGGACTAAATACGCCAAACTTCCAACCATCGTGAAATGCTTTAACAGTAGCAAGCTGATTCAAAAGCAAAGACTTTCCTTCATTCTGATACCCAGTCCATATATTAACCTCGCCCATTCTCCAAGTCCACGCCTTATCAATGTGAGGAATGTATGTGCTTGA